GTCTGTCCAGTAGCAGCTCTTCGGGTGGCACGGCCATGATCCTGATCCGGCCATCCTTTGTGATGCGCTTGATCTGCACATCATGGATCATCGGTGCAGGCATCACCATGGGCTGGCCAGTGGTGGGGTCTACAGTTGTGAGCTGTGCCTCATCAATGGCAGGGTCTGGGTAGGACACCACAATCTTGACTTCTGCACCAGGCTCTTGCATGAGCATTTCTAGGGTCTGGTCATCGAGGCCGGTGTACTCTTCAATCCGGACCTTCTCTTCGTCTTCCCACCAGAATTTGGCAATGCCGCACTTGCGCACCAGTGCATCTTTGAAGATCGCGTAACTGGTCAAAAACCCGTTGTTATCGTTTTGGAAAACATAGTTGGCGTAGTCGGTCGCCTGCTGGGCCATCTTCACATCTTCTGGGCCACGGGGGGCAAACTCGACCACATTCTCAGAATTAAAGAAAACGCGCATCAGGCTTGGCAGCATGGCCGAGACAGTGTCCCGCACCTCCATGGCCACCACCTTGCTGTTGCCTTCGACCTCATTGCCGAATAAGTCACCGCGATAGTATTCAGTCCCCTTGGCGCGTGTGGGTGACAGATCACTGTCAACATAGCTCACCGCATCGGTCAGGTCTTGCGTGACAATGGCTTGCAGTTCTGCATCATCCATTGGCTCTTTGGCTGCAATGTCGGTGGATAGGTTTTCAATATCGTTCATTTCAATCCCCAAAAATATAGGTCTTTTGCACTAAGGCACTGGCCAAATTTGTATTGTTTGAAGAGAGGCTTGAAGTCATTGAAATCTTCCTCCCTCAAATTTCGGTAGTAATCGTTTGTAAATGGCGCGTCTACCGGTGATGCCCGACTCGTGCCATGCTCTGGTCTGCCTATTGTGGCACAGGAGAAAATCACCAGACCACCCACCCGCACCAGGTCAATCATCTTTTGAAATGTCTTTTCCCAGTGTTTGTCATGCTCAAAGCACTCGCATGAGATCACCACATCAAACATCCCGTCTGGGTATGGCAGCTCATGGCCGGTGCAGACAATGTCCACCCCTGGGCCTTCGCCCAAGTCACAGCCAATGTATTTGTCTGGATTCTCAAAAAACTGCCTGACGCTGCCGTTGATGTTCAAAGAGCCAACTTCCAAGACCTTGGTCTGGCTGAAGTATTCTGGGAATTGGTCTTTGACACTGGCCACAAAAGTAAGCTGCTGCTGGTGACTCATGCAAAAATCCTTATATATGGCTCAAATCAATTTTAATTGTGAACAAACAGGATGTGCGGCAGTTTTACCACCAAAATATCTTGGTCATCTAACAAGATATCTTCAAAATAGCTTGCATCTCCAGCATAGCCTTTGTCTCGAAATCCAACCCTTTTAGCTCTGTCTGTCTTCACAATTGCTGCGCTTATATCAATTGAATTGCGCCTATAACTTGTTTCAAAGTAAGAATAAGGCGGCAAATCTCTACCGCCAGGCCGGTTGTGGGAATGCACCATGTCAAACAAAATGACATCAGGCTGCCCAGTGGCCACATTCAAAATTTCTACCGCCCTGGGGATAAAGTAATTATCCGCATTGGTCAGCAGCAAATAATCGCCCGTGGCCTGATCAATTCCAATCTGTCTTAAAGAATGCCCGTAGTCGTTAAATCTAGACTCTGTACAAAAATACTTTATTTTCTTTGGCATCTGCTTGGCCAGTGGCCGCATTGCCTGCTCAAACTCGGTGCTTGGCCCATCGTGAATGACTGTAAGTCGCCAGTTATCTGCGCTCTGATTTATCCAAGACTGGACAAACACCCGCATTTCATTGGTGCGCTCATGGGCCACCGCGAATACATCAATCAAACCATGCCTTCGCATATTCTGGTCGATTCTCTTTGAGCCATGGCATTGCATCCTCATGCAGCTGCTTGGCATTCATGCCAATGGTGTTTGAGCCAATGTGGTGGACATAACTAGCGCTCACATAGTGGCCATAGCCTTTTCTCACCAAGTCCATACAATGCACATCGTCACTGTACCAATTCAGAGGGGGAAACTTTGCCTCTTCAAATGCATCACTTGATATCCATGCAAAGATTGGGCTGACCTCTTGGACCAGTTTAATGTGTGACTCAGACGGGAATTTGTAGAAGCTCAGTCGCTCACCAGGCTGGCAAATGCGCACATTCTGGCCAGACCTTGCCGCATCACTTCGAGCCGCCACCCACCCAGCTTTGTAGCTGTTCATGGTCCTGACAATGGCCACATCTTCCATCAGCACCTTCACGCTGGTCGGGGTCAGCACAATGTCGTCATTGGCCACAATGCATGATGACCAGTCCTTGAGCGCTGCCTCAATCACTTCGTTGTAGTCATCGCCAAAGTTCCTTGGCTGGCCATAAATTTTGAAGTCAGCTTGAAAGTTCTCAATCACCGACTCAGGGCCGCGCAGATAGACCGGACACTCTGGCGCGTATTGCTTGATGGATTCCAGCAATACCGACAACCCGTGGCCCTTGACAGTGGCAATGACAATTGGACAGATCATTTCTTAGCCTTATTTCTGGCACTGATGGCCGCGGCCTTTGCCTTGGCATCTGCCTTGGAGCTTGCACCCCATGCCTTCAATGACAGCAGCAGCCGTGTCGGCTCTCCACCCTTCATCTCAGGCCCAGGCATATTGCCCATGCGTGCCAAGAATGATGCACGCCTTGGGTTGTCACCAGCCTTGACTGGCGCTTTGAGGTCCATGCCCTCGGCCTTCGCGCTGGCACGGCCCTTGGCGTTTAAGCCGCCAGACGGGCTTTTGCCCTCTTTACGCTGCCAAGCTGGGGTCTTCATTTCTTTGGCTTCTTGGCAGTCTTGGCCGCGGCTTTGAAGTCAGCAGCTGATGGAGCGCCTTTAGCACCAGGCTTGCGCATCTTTTCACCAGAGCCGGACTTGATACGCTCTCTCTTGGCTGCAATATTGGAATACAAACCTTGTTTCATTCCTCTTCTCCCTCTTCATAGTCTTCAGATTCTTCACCCTCTTGCTCACCCGTATTGGGGCCACCCACCACCCATGCATCGCACGTTCTGGAAGCTGCGCACTTGAAGTCAAAGATTTCGCAATAACCCAGATCGGCCAACTTGATTGTTCCCCATGGGTCAGCTTCCATGCCAATACCCTGCGCAATGCACTGCTTGATGTTGTCAGACACGTTGAATGCTGCGCAGTTACCGCACAGGCTTTGCTTTGCGTCATCCATGCTCACATCCCACTGGTCTGCCTTCTTACGCCAAAAAGCCTCGTTTGGCAGCTTGGGATTCTCAGGACCATAGGCCGCGCTGGTGATTGCCTTGGCTCGGTTTTTTAAGTTGAGCGTAATGTCTTGCGTGGGCATTGGGCAGTTCTCGCCTGCACTCATGTCTTCGCCCTCTTCTCTGTCCATGACCTGGTCCATGGTGCGTTTTAAAGTAGCCATTATTTTTTCGCCTTGTTCTTTGCTGTGCGCTGACCGCGCATGGGCATCTTTGCCTCAGACATGGCAATGGCCACCGCCTGCTTGGGGTTGGTCACAACCTTGCCAGTGCCACCGCTGTGGAGCTTGCCGGCCTTGTACTCACCCATCACCTTGCCGACCTTCTTTTGCGCTTTACTCATTGCCTTCATAGGTTTCCCCCATTGGTTTGTCAATACCCGAATTATGCAACCCGCGACAAGTTTCTGCGCAGTGGCTGTGACCATTTGCTTGAGCCAGTTGACCCGTACATCCCCGCCATTGCATCACTTGCAAATGTCAGGACAAAGGCATCGGCCTTGTCAGGACTTGGCAATCCTCTGCGCTTGATCTCGTCTTTCCCCTCGATGGCGATCTTGCCGTTTGAAGTGAATGAGTAGCGCACTGTGGCCAGTTCAGCAATCAGCACCTCATCCTTTGGCATCTTGCAATCTCTGGCCTCAAGCCATGCCCTTGCCTTGTACCAAAGTTCAGCCTTCAGATTCCTGTAAGTCCCACCCATGGCTGGGCTTTCTGACACATTGATGCCTCTGGCCGGTAGGCCCAGTTCTCTGAGCCGGTCCACCACCCCAGCGCCAAGGCCGATGCTATCCACCAATATCTCTTTCGGCTGCTGGCTCGGTGGCAATGCCTGGTACTCGGCCACCACCGCGCCAGTCAGTTGCATCAGGTCCAAATTTTTCCATGTCCGGATATTCTCAGTCACCGCATTGCCCTGCCTTTTGCACAGCGCTGACCGGTCACTGCCAAACCGCGCCACATCCAAGCCCCAGAGCATGGGCGCGTAGTCACTTGGCGCGACATCCCGATTCACGGCACTCTCCAAGAGGTCCATGGCAATCACAGTGTCATCGTCACCCTTGGGGAACTCACCGATCACCCTGATCCGGTAGACGTTGCTCTCCTCGCCATAGCGCATGGCCATCTCTTTGACGTACTCGACACTGACCCTTGGCGAGTCCGTACACGCCACTTGGAATGTGGTCCACTCATCAGCCAGGCGCGTGTGGGTGTCGTAGAAAAACCCAGAGCTTCTCACCGGATTACCCAATAACAGCGTCACCGCGTTATGCCCAGACATCGAGCCAGCCGCCGCCTCAAACACTTGCTCTGGCACACCAGAAGCCTCATCAGCCACCAGCATCACATTCTCTGAGTGAATTCCCTGCAAAGCCTCTGGCTGCTCGGCCCTCGATGTCCTAGCACTGATAAACATCTCAGTCGGTGCAGCATTGAATTCAATCCTCTCTTGCTTGACAGTCAATAACCCCTGCAAAGGCAGTGGCATCGCATTGATCCACCTCTTCAATTCAGCAAACATCGCGTCATACAGCTGAGATGATGTCGGTGCAGTCACCACCACCTTGACTGGAGACCTAGTCATAAAGTACCAGAGCATGGCCCAGCTGCTTGCCGTACTCTTTCCCACCCCGTGGCCAGACCGCACAGATATCTTCCTATCCCCACGGGCTATCGCCCCAAGAAACTTCACTTGCCACGGGTCAGGGTCAACCCCCAGCACCTCCCGCACAAATAGCACAGGGTCCGGCTGATATCGCTCCACCCACAACGCAAACACATTCTCTTTACTCATGGGTGGATGGTCTCATACATGGACCATGCCTTGGGACTCATCGCCCACTTATGCGCTTGAAGTTCATCAGTCCTGACCAAGATCAGCAAGTGATACGTCATCGCCAGGTCAAACCTCTCCTCATTGATCGCCTCCATCATCCGAATCTTCAAATCCAGCAACATCACAGAAAGATGCAGCGCAGTCAACAAATCAGTCATTTATCCATCCTCGCTTGCTTTAAATTCTGACCCGTGATCCTGTCGGTCCAGCACGATGCACACAACCACCTGGTCGCACTCATCTCCACCCCACCCTCTGGCGGCTTTTTCAAAGCGCATTTATTACAAAGCTGTAATTTGTGGCCATGGCAGTTGCCGTTCAATCTCACATGGTTATTTACAAAATTATTTTTCATGTTCTCGCTGGACAGCTTCTGCCCTGGTCACAGTTCTGATGGCATGGTGGACACTTCCGATCAAAGAAATCATGCTCACTCACCCATGTCCTCAATATCAACCCACAGGCCGGACCAGTGGGCTGCTCTTTCTTTTGACTCAAATACCTATAAACTGCCCAAGCAATAATAAGTATATTTATTGCAATCCATAAATAAATAATAATAATCACTGGATTCTCTGAATTTTATTATGTGGGTGCGTTAACCACTTATCACCTAATAACCTAATCGCTTTAATATATTGTTTCTGATTATGTCTATTCGTACTACGCGGGACATAATCGACATTAAATAAATGCCTGACTTTGGTTAATAACGCTATATTCATATTATCCCCACGATTAAGTTAATGTCCACCCAAGTGTGCCAGGCAGTCTGCCCGTCTGGACTCATTAAAGTGCAAAACACTTTCCCGTCTTTCACCTCATCAGTGTCTAAGACGATCCACTCTTGGCCCTTCAGGACCACTGTCGCCTGCTTCGTTTTCATAGGTTTGCTCCGTTGTTTGTGGAGTTGACATTTTTGCACAATTTGACTTAGTTGTTACTTTTTTAAAAAATTTTTTTTGTAGCTGTTTAGTGCCGCCACAGTCGCCCCCGCCAAGCCGGCCAAGGGGGGGGTCGCGGCCACCGACCGCCAGCTGGCCACCGCTGGGTTATCCACGGATTTTGGCCAACCTTATCCACAGATTCCTGTGCATAAGTAGGTCTGTAATACTTTAATGCACTTAATTCTGTGGATATCTAGTTATCCACTTAACATAATGGTCGTTGTATAAAGTGACTGAATGCTTCGGTATTCATTTATGCAGAATCGTCTAGTGACACGACAGATCGCTTGCGCAGGGCATCGAGCGCCATGCTTCCGAGGTCGATGTTGACCAGGGGCTGCTGCTTGTCTGAGAACTCCTCAGAGAGCTTGCTGGCCAGCCATGCGCGCCTGTCACAGCGTAGCTTGGCCAGCTGCACCTCTTGGATGGTGGCAGCGTCTGCAATGTCGATGGTTTGTTCTGCTAAACTTTGCGCTGCTCGCGTGCGTGCGCGTGCGTAGCCGGCCTGCCTCTCCGCGCCACCTCTCTCGACCCATCGGTCAAAAGTCGTATTCCCCACCCCCAATACCTTGCACAGTGCGGAGATCGTGCCGCCACTGGCAATGAATTCGAGGATGGCATCTTCACCCCCAAACTTGTGGATGGCCTTGTTGGCCACGCTGATCTCAGCTTTTCTGGCTTGTGTTGCTGCGATATTCACAGCGCCTTGGTCGGCTATTTCAGCCAGTGTGTTGCGAGCCATTCAGATATTCCTCGATTGATTTGATTGCTTCGGCAGCTGATCTGGCGACCACTGCTCGATACCCTTTTGCATTTAACTGCAAATTTACAGCACTTTGTTTGCTTGAGACCACACCGGCCTTGGTCTTCATTTCCACAAATAACGCATGAAAGCCGTTTTTAGGCTCCAAGACGCACAGATCAGGCATCCCTGCCAATACCCCTTCGCTGTGCAGCCTGACGCGCTCTGAGGCCGTTCTATCGCCTCCATTGGGTATTGCTGCAATGATGATGTCCGGATAAAACGCTCGAAAGTGTTGGACCACTTTGACCTGGTCAATGTGTTCAATGCTTTTTCGTTTGCGTTTTAAGTCAACCACCATTCCTCGGATTCTACTGCCGAGGGTTTGGTCTGGAACATATGACACCGGTGCTTGACATCGGTCGGGAATGCCGCGAGGCCGGTCTGGCCGCACTGGTGTTCGGACCATGTGACAGTTGCCCATCCGTTTTTCAGCTTGGCCTCTTGCAGCATCCAGTGCAGTGGCTTTGCATTGACCTTCCTGTGCCTCTCTAGCTGCTCTGCCGGCATGGACAGACGCTGCTCCACATTTACCGCTTTACTGCACTGATGGCAGAAAACGCGCTCATCTTCCACGAATTTCTCTAATTGTGGATAACCTGTGGATAACTGCGTAACTTGTTGGACCATTGCTTTTCTCCAAAAAGGGTGAAAAG